TTAGCCATGCCCTCTTCTTGTATTGTACCGAGGGCACCAGATTGTGGTACATATTGTGTTTTATAAATATTGTAATAATTAGTAATGCGATTTGTTGATAAGGGTCAGATACATGCATCATTGCATCTGCCTATTTGCACTTTTGTTTGTGGGGCTATTAACCACTGTCGCTAAATAACGACTCGCATGTTCGCGTCATTCTTGTCTCATCAAAGCAGTCTGCCTGCATGGTATGTGCTAAGCCATACATAACACCTGTAATCAGTGATGAGTGCGGTTTTGGTTTCATTGTTGTAACGACGACACTACCGCAGCGCCTCCGGATCTTTTTACGACATATCAGGTCGGGATGTACATTATGATACGATCTTGACATTATCGAGGAAATCAGCTATCTTAGCTGGAAAACGTGGTTCCCCGAAACATTCTACGAGTTCAAACCCGTACTCAGTATATGTCAATCCATAAACAGTCATGGCTGGCTGACAAGCCTCTAAAACTTTTGCATATTTTATTGCTTGTTCTCTGACTTTACGCATATAGGAACCATGTCTTCCTACTACACGTTTGCATTCAATAACAAGATATACCCCTTCAAACACATATAAAAGATCGCCACAAGCGATACCTCTATCTATTACAGGATACTCTTCTTTCCATGGCTTGCCGAGCACTTCCTTCACTCGACTGCATAAAATCTCCTCATCACCAACAGCCAATGTACCTTGACTGCTTGATGAATCGGAAATTGCAATACTATCCGGAACAGAAAAATTGTCTAATTCAAAATCGTGAATAGCTCGTCTAGTAATACGAATCTTTTCATTCCTGTGTTTATCAGGATTAGTATTACCAAGCATACTTCCTAACATAACATAAACCTGCTTTAAACTTTTTCCTACAATCCTTTCGGTATACCATTCTTCAGCATCAAATACTTTCCCCATTTGGGGAACGTACTTTTTCTTCCAATCAGCAACTCTTGTATCATAATCATCATCTAATGTTCGGCAGGGCAAATCAGCTCGTCTAGCGATTTCCTTCATCTGCTGCCTTCTCTCTTCGAATTTCTCTCTACCATGAAAGAACCATTCTCTAAGAGCTCCATCTACATTCTGCGTGCACACCTCCAAAGGTGTCACCTCTTTAGACTCCAAGATGGAATGGAGTGATTTAAAAATAGATGCTTCCTCCAAAACACCTACAAAAACCCCTAAATCCTCATCATATCTATCTTTACGCTTCAAAAAATCAGCGTCATATCTAGACATGAAAGGTACGGGATCTGACTCTTTGTCAGGCATGGTGAAAATCATATCATTGGCTTTTAAAGTATTGGCCATAGATACGTGATTGAACTTGTCGTAACCCGGACGTACTGAACCTTTGGCATCATCGCCATAAGTCATAAGAGTTACCAAGTCTCTGAAACGTGCAGCACGTCCCAAAGACAATTCATCACCAATATTTTCCAACTCCTGCTTAGAATACACATCATAAAAACAAATGCGATGCAAAAGCGAATTAACAATACTGTTAATATACACAGTCATATTTTGCCCAGATGGATTGGTGCCTAAGAAACGAACAAGCGTTCCATTATAAGCTACTAAGGGCGTGCAAACATCATGCGCAATAACAGTCATCCTCTTAAGATCAGAGGATGTATAATTGCCAGACCAAGTTGCAATCTTGATCATAGTTGAAAATGCAGTAATGGTTAACTGCGCTGGCATTCGTAAATCATACTTCGAATAATCACCAGCAATGACCCGATCATCGCCAAACTGCGCCATAAACTTCGAAAGTTCATCCCACTCAGGTCCATGAGAATTTACTCCAACTGCCGTTTCTGTTATTAGTGGATATAACGACATAAAACGCGCTACAGGCAAAAAATATTTCCTGATTGCGTATTGAAGTGCAAGGGGTGCGGCTTGGAACACACGTACCTTGTCTTTAGACAATTTTGTCGGTTCATCTTTAAGACTCGCGCCAAAAATCATATTAAGCATTTCTCCTGCGTCAGCAGTAACTAATACTCGCGTAATCTCGGCTTGAATCTCGGGAGTGAAATCCCTTGGGCATGAATGCTCGTCTGTAGGTGTCAAATCAACCATATGACGAGACTTAGGCCCTCCAATAGGGTAACCCATGGAAGTTTTGGTTACCATAGCGTCGATGAAACGCCTTCCTTCAATACCAGAAATGGTTTCCTGGTGTGAGAGCGGTCTCATTTCCGCACGATGCAAATTTTTATCGCGCGTAAAAACATCCTCAATTTCTGCTAGGTAATCATCCATAGCAATTTCAACATCTACCGGGTTGAATCCTACTGATGGCTTTGAACAAACCTCTAATGATTCATACCATGGCCTCCAACTTTGCGAATCCACCCTACCGTCTTCCAGTTCAACTGGTTTGACAAATTTAGGTGGACCGTGTACATTGGAAACTCCAGTAACTTCCTCCACTAATCCAGAAATAGGCGTTTCAATCACTCTCGATGTGAATTTTGCCTTCCCCGTAACAGTGCCATATGCAACAATTGCGGGATCTCCAGAAATAAAATTGGTAGGACACTTGCGATGAACATCACCACTAATAGCATACTCCTGTCCCATCATGGAATCAGGAATTTCAGCCGCATGCGGTGCTGGCAAATAAGTTGGACTTAATGCTAACAATTTTGTACGAGCTACTTCTAATTGCGGTGCTGTAATAGCAAATCCACATCCCCTTTTGGTGTTTGTAATTCCACCAATATGGAAACCTACTATTTTCTTCTCCTTCGAGTCTGAAACAATAGGTGACATACACATACCTTCAAATGTTTCTAACGTATTAAGCGTATAGAAAGCACCTGGAAATACAGCAATGCCATTGTGAACATCATTGGCATGTTGCCAATAGGTTGTGTCCCTAAAATAATTGAGTTTGTGATCTACCCCATGCATAACAGCATTTATTGTGTGACGGACATAATCATCTTCAAAATGTTTAATCATGTCTTTTGCTGGTTGTGCATTGGGAACATAAACAAGAGCAGCATCAGTATTTGG